TGCCGCAGCAAAAGGCCGCATCGAAGCTGAAAGAGAAGGTAATAGAAAAGCGGGAGAAGCAGGTAAAGGTGTTAGAGACGAGGAAGAAGATCCAGAAAAACAATCGTTCCTGGGTAAATGGGGCACGATAATCGCAGCTGCATTAGGAAGTGTCTATGGGATAATCCAAGGTTGGTTGAAAACAGTAAAATACTTCGCTGAAGCACTATTACCTGAATCATTGATCAAATCCATCAAAGGTAAATTTGCTGCTATCGGCACATTCTTTGATGATATATTCATGAAATTAAAAAGTGTTTTCAGCGGAAGATTTGAAAAAATAGGAGCTGCATTTGAAGAAGTATTTTCAAAAATAACCAATCTATTTAAAGGTGTCGGCGAAGAATCTAAATTAGGAAAAATAATATCTTCAATCGGAGGTGCAATAGCTAAATTAGCAGCACCGTTCATCGAAGCATTCGAGACAATCAAGACGATAACTTCAGGTCCTGCCTCAAAGATAGGTACAGTGTTTGAATCTATCGGAGGATTCTTTGGTAAGTTTTCTGGAATATTTGAAGGAGTATCAAGCACCGCAGGAAAGATGATGGGATTCCTAGACAACTTTGCAGGCACTTTTAAATTTGTATCTAATATTGTCGGCAAACTTGCATTGCCATTGATGATCGTCATGACTGTATGGGATACAGTCAAAGGGATGATAGAAGGTTACGAAAAAGGCGGGATCGTGGGCGCTATATCCGGTGCTGTCAAAGGTTTCTTTAACAGTTTGATATTTGGTCCGCTTGACATGCTTAAAGAGGCTCTTGCATGGGTTCTGGGTGCTTTTGGATGGACGGAAGCTAAAAAAATATTAGATTCATTCTCATTTGAAAAACTGTTCAGCGATATCATCGATGGTTTGATACAATCCATTAAAAAAATGTTTGCATTTATTACTGATATATTTGATGGAAAAGAAGCAACTGTTAAAAAACAAGCTGAGATGCTTAAACCTGTAAAACCTAAACCAGATGGAGGCGGCAGGGTAGCTGAAGCATGGGAACGACAATATGGCGCTACTCACAATCCTGACGGTACACCCAAGTTAACTAAGTTAACTCCTGAACCACTTAAACCTGACGGAACACCTAAAACGCCAACTGAAGAAGCAGCAGAAAATCTCCGCAATGAAAACAATCCCGGGGATATTCCCGGCAATTTAAATGTTAATGGACAATGGAAATATAATTTGGGGGAAGACGGCATCACGCCAATACAAAATCCTAATTTTTCAACTTCTGCTGTAACAGCAAAAACACCTGTTATTCCTAAATTTGTTCCATCTGGACGAGCATCTTTAGATCAGAAAAAACTTAACTTTTACAACCAACTAGCTGCAGGCGGCGGAGATATAGATATCACTGCTGATGCAGATGGTATAACAGAGGCACCCCCTGCAGCAAATATAACACCAGTAGAAAATCCTAAGGGTACAGCAATGTCTGCTGCTTCTGCTCAAAATGCTTTAGCTCCAGAAAAACCTAATGTAATAGTTATGCCGCAACAAGGAGGTAGAGGCTCCGGAAGCAGACCTTCTTCGATATCTCCTAGAGTGAGTTCGGGGACGCCAAGCACCGCCCCCGTTGTCTCTCATATGGAACGAGCACACCTCGCTACTGTAGGTGTGACTCCGTAAGGATCACTCAGACGCAAGTTTCTTAAAGAAACTGAGATCTTCATCATCGTCATCCCATGGAGCAGCAGCCTTAGGGGCTTCCTTCATAGGTGCTGATTTCTGAGGAATCTGGAAAGCATCTTCCTCTTCATGATGTGCAGCTGCCGGAGCAGATGCGGAAGATCCCAATGCCTTCTCGAGCTTTGCCTTGAGATCAGCATACGACTTGAAGTGCTTAAGATCGACAAGCTCTGTCAAGGAATGCTCACCCTTCCAGATCGTCTCCATAGCAGCATCATCCTCAAGCAGGACAGATGGCTTATCAAACTCTGACTTATCATAGTTACGATAACCTTCTACCTGACGGATCTTCAACTTGAAGTTAGCACCTTCCCAGAAATCAAATGGGTTGATCTTCACATCATCAGCGAACTGAGGATGCATCGCTTCGTTCAACTTGTCGAAGATCTTCTTGCCGTACTTGAACAAGAATACCTTTCCATCATTCTCAGGACGAGTAGGATCCTTGATGACCATGATGTTTGAGTAATAGCTAAGACGACGCTTCTGTGCCCGGACGATTGCCTTATTCGCTTCGATCCCAGAATTCCAGAGCTTCGTGTTGTACTCAGATACAGGATCTGCCTGACCTAGCGTAGTCAAGCTCCGCTCGATATACCAACCACCAGCACCCTGGAACCCATGGTCCCAAATGCGAACGAAAGGCACATCTTCTCCGACTGGCGCGGGAAGAAAACGGATGACCGCATAACCATTCCCTGCCTTATCGACGTCTGGTTTCCAAAACCTTTCGTCGTCTTGACGATTGCCTTCCTGAGACGTATTCTGGCTCAGTTTGTTGAGTTCTGCAGTGAGCTTGTCAAAGTTTGACTTGCGATTCTGCTTCATTGCTTCAAAGTTAATTACAGTCATTTATATTCTCCGTTGTATGACGATGTATGATTTATTACGATTTATGATATATCAAGAAAAACGCTTTCTCAATATATCACAGTATTTATCCTTTTCATATTCAATGAAAGGTCTAAATTTCTTGCAGTTCATGGCGATCTTTGGCCATAGGACCGGATCAGTTATCTTCTTATTCCAAGAGCTAAAGAAGCGAACACAATCATTGATGATGATGAATGTCTCTTTAGATATCTTCTTGCGATTAAGAAGTTTAAGTAGATGAGGATAATCACCTTCTTCTACTTTGAAGTTATCATCGAAATCTTCTAATAGATTATCGATATCATTATTAAAGATATAAGTCAGTGACTGCTTACGTCTTAGATAATCATTATACACGTATTCTTTGTCAGTGTCAAACATATCTCCGACCCATAGCTTGCTATTTTCAGAGAAGTTTGCGACAAGGAACGTCAAAGGATCTTCATGCTTTGACAGCTTATAGAACATATACTTGTCTTTGCGTGTCTCGAACGTATGTTCAGATGCGTTGACTTTGCCGTGATATTTGAAGTAATCATATGACTCAGTCGTGAAATGATTCTTGATAGCGGTATATAATTTGTATGCTTCAAATGGTGTCATATCGGCAGTCGTGCTGTCTTTCTCATCAGATTAAGTTCTTCAGCCTCATATTGGATCTTTGATTTCAATAGGGTGCTTTGCTTGATCATCGAAGCCGCAGTTTCTACTTCGATATTGTGTGTCTCGCAATAATAGATGACAGCATCAAAGAATCCGATATTTTTATCTGATACTAGCTGTGTTATCTCTTTCACAAAATCTGATGATGACTTGATGTTATTTAACTGCATTGAGTTCCTCTAATATATTACTTATTGTCAACAAAACTCTTGAGATCTTCTGCAAGTTTAACGATATCATCTTTTGTAAAATATTTAAGTTTTGAAATAACAGTTTCACGCTCTGCAACGTCTTGAATTGCACGAGCTCGTTCTAATGCAGCATAGTACTCACTAGATAGCTGATTTTGTGCAAAATTCAATAGTTCAAGTCTGATCTCGTATGGTGTCTTGCTCATGTCATAGTCTCCTGTTGTGTGTTGATTGTGTGTGAGAATATTTTGTTGAGTTATTCTCTTAACTCACTTGGCTAACTTTTCGTATTCGCTATTAATCTCTTCTTGTAGATACCACATGGCTTTATGCAGGTCTTCGATCCTCTTAGAAGGATCCTTCTTTCCTGCACGAGCAATATACTTGACCGTATTTCCTAGCGAGAATCCCAATTCCCAAGCCCTTATCACTTTGATTGCTTCATAAGGATTTTCCTTGCCGCCGTAGTGTTCAGGATGATTGACAGCCTCTTTCTTATTGGCAATCTTCGAGAACAAACTAACATTAGGTTCGGGTTGTTCTTGTTCTTTATTTTCTTCGTTAGGAGGGTTCCTATTCAATGTAAATGCCATCATTTCCTCAAAAAGTTTATATAATCCATATATCATATTCACTCCAAATATTAGGTGAGCCCGTTGTTTGATAGGGTGGAGCTCATACCCCAGACTCAATTCTTAAGCAGCAATTTTCATTGCGGAATAAGGAACGTTGTCATTAGATGCAGTTCTTGCATTTAGTTTTTTGCTTCTGTCTCGATCTTATCTTTACTACACCAGTCGATCCTATTTCGCCCCCATCAAAAAGAAGCTATGTGCATTTTAGTCTGTTTAATTAGTTTTGAATATCTAACAAATAATGCATTGTTATACAACCTAATTACAAAACCAACGTGGTTTGAAGACAATGGATAAAAATTTATCCCATTTTTTATCTTTTGACCTTCGTCTCTCACATTCACATATATCATATATAACTTCTTTTTGGTGGAGGCGCCGGGTACTGCCCCCGGGTCCTCAGTGTCTATTCTATTAGATGTCAACAACATCAGCATAGTATTTATAATAGTTTATTATACATCATATGTCAACTATTATTTTCATCTATAGTTTTGACATTTAGTTTAGTTTGGTGGTTGAAAGGGCATTTTGATCCGTCAAGATAATGTCCTTTAAAGTAATGTTTTTGCCAATCTCTGTCATATTCTGTCTTGCTCTGTATAAAATTGTGTCTGCTAATAACAAAAGCATCGTATTGTTCTAATAATTCAGGATTAGATTTCATATCTTTCTTGATCATCACCATATCTTCTATAGTATTTCTCAATACAGGAAAGAAAAAACATATCGGTTCATCTTTATTGAAATTGATCACTCGATATGCATCTGTTAATTGCCAATTCATTGTAAAGGTATATGGCGCCCAATCTGCCTCATATACACCCGAAAGAGAGTGAGCTCCGGGTTTGACAAAATTCGGAGCTCCTGTGATATAGATGTTATGATTAGGAGGAGTTCGTATTACGCAATCGATGCTAAAGGTCACGATACCCATGCCAAATATGCTCTTAGCAATGTTGTTATAATTTTTATGTATTCTTACGCCATCAAAAGCATCAGTGCCATCCCATGACACCTGAATATCTTCTTTCAGATAAAATGCCCATCCGTGTTGATTGGCAATTCCCATCGGAAGGCAACGATATGCCTTTGACCTATCCATCCAATCTCTCTCTAATCTTCCTTTATCTAAGGTAAAAGAGTTGTCAGTATGCATATAATATGCTATGATCTGATTGTTAGACTGCAACTTATATTCCGAACTGATCTGCATATTGCTTACGAACTTCAAGCAACTTATCTACGTAATAGTTTCTTCTATCTTCGAATACTTGAACTTCATCATCGTCTACTGATATGATGATCACTATCTTGCTGACAGGTATTCCTGTGCGTTCTTCGTACATGATTGCATATGCTGCT